TGTTCATATTTAAAGCCATATTGGGCTGCGACTTCAGGCATTTTAGATTCTCCTATCTTGGGTTTTGGGGGTGGATTTCCACATTTCTTCTAGCGTAACTTCATTCTGTCCAACACTAATGCCACGCATCGGTTGATTTTGTTTAATAGTGTCTGCTTCATCTTGCCAAGCCACAGCCAACATTCTGAAAGCGTCTGAACCATGACTTGTCCAATCATGGCGAGGCTTATCTCGAAATACTTTCTTATCTTCATCGTATTCCCTTTGGTACTGACGCAAACATTCAATGCCTTCTGAACACTTCATGGCATCAAACCAAGTCCTAGCTAATGCCATCCTTGATGCTTGTATGCCGTCTTGTAATGACAGATTTGGAACAATTTTAAACGATTCTTTAGGTAATTTGTCAAAAAGTTGCTCAATTATGCTTTTTCCACCACTTGCCAAAGTTTTAGCTCTAGCGTCATGGGGTAGCCAATGTGTGCCATATTCGTATGGTCGTTCTTTAATTTGGTTAGCATAATAAGGAATAGGTTGCCCATGTGCTTCATGGTAATCCAATACCCGTATTTCTCCATGTACGACTTGATACCACCAAATAGCCGTAGCATCGTTAAAGCCCAAGTCCCAAGCCGTATGCACAGGAAACATGGGGTCGCACTCAACCTTATCAATACGCCCTGCATCGGTCAATAGTCGCATCTCTGTGCCGTATATAGCCCCTAGTATGGCAGCTTCAAAGCTACATTCAAACTCTTGCTGATACTGGTCAATGGTCATCAGCTTTAATGCGTCATCTAGTTCTTCTTGGTCGATGATTTTGGTTTGACTTGCCCGTAAGACTTTGGAATACCATTCATTAGGGTTTAGCGTGGCGTATTGGTATATGTCGTAAAAGGTATTGTGACCTTTAGGAGTACCAATAAACACCGCCCAACCCCGCCTATCAGATAGCAATGGGCGTATAACCTCACCCCATAAACTAGGCTTTGTGTCAGCCATTTCGTCAATAATTACGCCATCGAGGTAGTTTCCACGCAAGCTGTCAGGCGAATCGCCACCAAATAGCCTTATGCGTGAGCCATTCATAAGCTCTACCCATAGTTCTGAGATGTTATGGTTGACCCGTACAGGCTCGGAATACCGCATTAAGTAATCCCAAGCAATAGACTTAGCCTGTGCGTAGTACGGGGCTATATAAGCGTACCTAGCGTTATCTTTACCTTCGTTAATGGCTCGTAGCAATAAGTCGTTAATACACGCTACAGTCTTGCCACAGCGTCTATGAGCAACAATCACAGCCCAACGCTGTTGTCTAGTGTGAAAATCCCAAAATACCTTGCGTGGCCAGTAATCTATTTCATGCTCTAGCTCGTCAGAGCAGATGGCATTTTCCATGTAACTGTGTGCTTAATAGGTTGTTTTTGGTCGCCTGCCACTTCAGTACGGGCAAGTTTAGGCATTGTGTATTCAAGGGCTTTGAAATAAAGGTCTAACCGCTTGGCGGGGTCGTCTATCTCATTTAGCCATGAATCAAGCTTATCTGCGTTGGCAGAGGTAAAGGCTGCAATGGCTTGTTTCACCTCAATGGTGACCTTATTAGACGCTCCTGTAGGCCTTCCAGCCCCTTCACGCTTACCGCCTTTGATAGATTTTGATTTTTTATCATCCATACTTATCCAAGTGATTGATTAAGTTAGGGTTTATTCTACTACCTTTTTTAGTTCTTGCTCTAGTATTTCTTTGCGAGTTAATGGTTTGCTGTTTTGTTCAAGGATTTTGACTTCTGCGGGGTCAAATACAACAAAATTGCTTGTGCCACCTTTGCCACGACTACCAGCATCTTCGTAGCGTATGCCTTTGATGCCTAAAGCATTTAACGCTTCACTAGCATCTTTGTCTGTTTTATAACCTCTTTGTCCTTTGCCAGCCCAATTTAAATTTACCCAATTTTTATAGGCATTAGCACCTGACATCCCATGTTCAACATTGTAGTCAAAAGATTTTAATAAATCGGCATCTTTAATTTGACTACGAATAGCTTTTAATACATTTTCTTGTTCTTTTAAAGGTTTATCCCAATCCAACATATTAGGGATGTATTCATCAGGTATATCTACTTTGTATAGATTGCCTTGATTTTCAGGCAAAGCTTTTCTTACTTTTTCTGCTTCAGAGCCACTTGCAAATGGGCCTGCTAAATTTTGACCTTCTGAGCCTAATCCTTGTTTTACATAAAAACCATCTTTACCTCGAAAAACAGCAATATCTTTTTTTTGCCCTAATGTTTCTTGATATTGTTTAGCTACCGCAGGATTTTCAGCAAAGTACATCCCATGCCCATAAGCCTGTGCGCCTTCACCAGTACCTACTTTGCTAATGTCAAACTTACCTTTAATGGTATGAGGTGTGCCATGATAAGCGGTCAATCCCATCAAATTAGGTACTTGAGCCATTTGGCGTTCAAAAGCTTCTCTATCGCCTACTTGTATGCCTTGGTCACCCATTGTTAAGCCAGCGTCTATATCAGCCCGTTGTTGGGCTAGATTTTGGGCGGCTGTTGGGATTACATTGGTTACATAGTTCTTTAGCTGTCGGGCTAGAGGTGCGTTAGGGCCTGTAACTCCCTGTGGTGTTACATATCCTGCTTGGCGTAGTGTTTCAGCCAAACTAGCCATATCAAGCTATGTCCTTTTGGAACTTATTAAAGTGTGTCAGCAAAGCAGCTTTACGCTTCATGCGTTTTTCTTCGTTGCCTACTAACTTACTGGGTTTACCACCCTTCATTGAGAAGTCTAACTTCTTTGGTTCTTTAGTTTTCATTACATATCCTTCATTTTGTCGGTAAGCATTTGTTTTCTAGTCTTTTTGGGCGGTTTTGCAGTCTTAGCCGACTCAATAAAGTCTTGCTTGCTTGGAGCGTCTTTGCTACCAACCTTGTTCATCTTTTCGCCTGAACCAGCTTTGATTCGTTCACGCTTGGCGTGGATGTTTGCATATAGTCCTTGTTTAGCCACAGTTCCATCTCCTCATGCTTGCTTTTGCTCGTTCAGCGTTCTTGCTCTTAGCGACTACACCACCCATTCTTGCACAAAAACTAGCTTTTCTACCCTTATCGGCATCGGTCTTAGGGTTTGGGGCGGGGGCTTTTAAATTAGCGTTATTCTTGCGATTGTAGGCTTCACGACCTTTGGCGGTCATACCAGCCCCTTGGTCGGTAGGTAGATAGTTCTTACCCTTACCTGTAGTGGTCTTGGGTATCTGCTTATCCATCGCAGCACGAATTTGGTCTTGCCTACTCATGCTTTTTCTTCAATGTATTTACCATAGGCTTCTTCTAGCTTATTCTTGCGGTTGCCTTTAGCGTACTTACGCTCAGTTGCAAGAGCAATAGCTACGGCTTGTTTTTTAGGTTTGCCAGCTTCCATCTCTTTTTTGATGTTTTTGCCTACGGCTTCTGCTTTTCCTGACTTGATTAGCGGCATAATAATATCCTTTTATTTCAAGAACTTAAGTTTATAAGTTGTGGTGTTAATCAGGTCTGCAATTTCATCAATAATGTTCTGTAGTTCGCTGTCTTGCGGTAAATCTTGGCGGGCTTCTTTAACAAAGTTCTGTAAGGATTCCATGTAGCGTAAAGGGTCTTTAGGTTGGTGGTACACATTTGGAAATGCGGTGAACTTACCATAAATACCAGCGTGGGATTCAGCAAAGCTGTCAGTTAAATCTAAAATAGCTTCGTAGTATTTTTGCAACGCTTTGTGGCGTGAGTAGGAATCCGTTGTGAAATGGAAGAAATGCGTATTAGTCGCAGAATGTAGTAATGTAGCTACAAATAAAGCACAATTTTCCATGCAAACTCCTTGTTTCTAATGATTATAGTCTTTCTTTTCAATTAATCCAATCACTCTTAATGCAGATTCAGGGCTATCTACTCGGCTTAATGGCCCACCTTTCCAATTAGCTATAAACTTTAATTGTTCTGCGGTGAACTTGGCTTTAGCGTCACGCTTAACTTCCATCAAGATGGTTTCTCCGTTAAAGCACACCATCAAGTCAGGTATTCCTCTGCCTACCATGGATAGAATATAAACATCAGCACCCGCATTTCTTAGGGTTTTTACTATTTCTGTTTGATTTTCATCGGTTCTTTTAGCGTATGCCATTGTTTTTTAACAGTAATCGGTTAATATATGCTAACTTTACCATCTAAAGGTATGCTATGGCACGAAAAGCGTGTAGTGATGAGGAGTTTATAGCTCTTTGGAAAGAACATCAATCCCCTGAAAAAGTTAGTCATGCGATTGGTATTAGTGTTCGCAATACTTTAAAAAGACGCAGAACCATAGAACAAGAATATGACATAGTTTTAGATGCTTTACAGCCTAATGGGATGCCTAAGATTTACATTCCCGATGAGCAAATGCAAGCAAATGTCACCATTGAAAATGGCGTTATTTTGGTTGGGTCGGATTGCCACTATAACCCGCAATATGTAACTACAGCCCACCGAGGGTTTATTGAGTTTGTAAAGTATTTAAAGCCTAAGATTGTGATTCTTAATGGGGATATTGCGGACTTTGCTAGTATCTCAGCCCATCATCGCATTGGTTGGCAAAAAGGCCCAACAGTCAAAGAAGAACTAGACGAAATACAAGAACGGCTTGGGGATATAGAGCGAGCACGACCAGCAGGTTGTAAGTTAATGATTACGATTGGCAATCACGATTTACGCTTTTCAGGCAAGTTATCCAATGTTTTACCCCAATACGAGGGCATCAAAGGGTTTGACATTGCAGACCATACACCTCATTGGAAATGGTATTGGGCTATTATGGTCAATCAAACTTGCATGATTAAGCATCGGTGGCATAACGGCATCCATGCGGTCTATAACAACACAATTAAATCAGGCACTAGCTTTGTTACAGGGCATCTACATTCTCTTAAAATTACGCCTTGGACTGACTATACGGGCACTAGGTACGGAGTAGATACTGGCACTATGGCTTGTATTAAAGACAGCCAGTTCGCCTATACTGAACAAAATCCAGTCAATTGGAGAGCAGGTTTTGCAGTATTGACCTTTATTAACGGCAAAATGATGCCACCTGAACTTGCAGAAGTTATTAATGAGGATGAGGGTTTAATTTATTTTCGGGGTCAGTTGCTAAAAGTATGAAGATTACGCCTGAAATTGTCCGAAATCTGTATAGTGCCTTGTATTGCTGCCACCCATTTTCTAAATGGAATCTTCCCTTACCTGAAGAAATCGACTTTCAAATAACGCATGACCCTGATGTAATGGGTACATATTTGCTAGATACGGGCGAAGATTACGAACACACCATTACTATATCTTCGGCTCGATGCGGTCACCTGATGACAATCTTAACCACGCTATCGCATGAGTGCGTTCACATGAGTTTTTATCGTCAAAAAGGCGATAAATGGATGTCACATGGGGCAGAGTTTCGTAGGCGTTGCCGTATGGTTGCTGAAGAATTCGGGTTCGACCCCTTAGAATTGTAGCCATATCCAAAACGCTATAAAGGGCAATAGCACTATAAACAGCCCAAAATAAAACTCCCAATCATTCATCTAATCGTGCCTTAACTATACCTAGTAAGGTATCGAACTCAACTTCGTGGTATCTCTCAAAAGCCTTTGCTCCGAGTCCATGCACACCTGTAGCACCTCGGTGATGCTCGGTA